ATATATTATAATAATATATAAAAAATAAAAAAAAAAAGAGACTATAAGAGCCTACCCCCCTTTATACGCGCGGGGGGAGGGGCATGGGTGCCTATTAACTTTTTGAAAGACATTGTAAAGGTACAAAACCAAACAAGACAACAAATTATAATGATTTCAAATAGTTGAAAATTTATCCTGTATAGGTTTGATTCTTTTTGTATATGTTTGTAACTATTGAAAAGCAATATTTGTAATAATATCAATAGTTTATAATTTTGTAATGATATCAGGCAAGTATGGTTTTGTAAGGTTTTATATAAATTAGCACCCGGTCAATTTATTCCGGCAGGCTCCTTTCAGGTATCCGTTATATAAGGCCGGCCTGGTTCGATACTTTAAATGGTGTTTCCAGGGACATAGAGGTTAACGTAACAAGGGAAATAGAAAGCTTTTGCCTTTTCCGGGTAGGGTTATATAGGGTAAAGGGTGAAAGGATGCTGTAAGGGCTTTTAGTTAAGATCATTTGGCGTTAAAACGGGTTTTCGGTATTGTGGAGGGGCTTTGGTTGAAGATGTGCTTTATTTTTGGTGCTTGTGTTGACAAGGTGCTTGTGTTGCTGTATTTTTTATAGTAATTTTAACCTTAATCTATAAAGGAGTGTTATGGTAGCAAAGCAAAAAGAAAAAGCGTTGTTATTGGCAAGGAAAGCGTTACAGGAGCAACAAAAAGCAGGAAAGGATAAACGAGAACATAATCTTATAAGAAAATATGAGGCTGATTCAAAAAGCCGGACAAAGGCTGTCCATGCTATGTGTTTTTCATGTCAGGGCGGGGACCGGGATAATATGCCGGATCATGGATATAAACAAGAAATTAGGGATTGTAAGATTGATTGTCCTTTGAAGGCTTTTAGACCTTACAAATAAAGCCTGTGTAGTGGTGTTTTTTACAGTAAAAAAGACCGTTCACCTTTTCCCTATATAACCATAACCACAAACAATAAAAGGGCTTTAGAACAGTACTTAACGCCATTCTAAAGCCCTTCTTTTCCAACCTCACCCTTTCCTAATCCGAACCAAAAGCCTGTTTCCGAATATTCAACTCACTCTCATTCGGCATCGACCTAATTAGCCGGTTCATCATTTTTAATAAGAGGAAAAAGTTTTTGGATCGGGCAATTGATACGTTTTGGTTTAATAAGATATACATTTTCTCATAGGCTCCTTTATATTTTATTATAAGCAATAACCGTGCCAAGCCTTTGGTATCAAGCGTTTCCAAGCTTGGCACGTTTCTTGCTAAATCAAAACAAAACAAGCTGATTAAAAAATTCTACTATTACATGACCAATTGTCAGGCCAAAAATTGCCGTAACATAAACAAACATTAAATAAGTTATTCTCATATCTTAATCCTTTCAATTTTTCGATTTTTTTTAATAGGGGGTCAACCAGGTTTGCTATGCAAAAGGTGTGCCAAAGTGAAAAAGCCTAATGATTTCAAAGCCTTATCACCCTTGGCACGATTTTTGATTAACACCTGCTAACATTTCTCACTCGTCAACAGGCGATAATCATCTTGTTTTATTCAATCATTTCAATTGCCATATTAACAATTTCAGCGTTATGCTTCTCAAGCAATTTTGGTTTGATAACATCAATCTCAAGACCGAGATCAAGCATGGTCTGGATGCTTTTTACTAATGTCTCCACTTCTTTAATTACAAGCTTTTTCGTATCCCCCTGGTTTGGTCTTTGCATAACCTCCCATTTGTAAGCGTTCAAATTATCCTGCCCGTACTCATTACTCCAAGTGTCGCCTTTCTTACACGCTTTAAACTTTGCTCGACAGTCAATCAAATGACTTTTAATCCCTTTCTGCAAACAAGCATGCAGACAGCCCTGTCCGATAGCCCAGTTCTTTAAATCTTCTTCAGATTCAAACTGTTTTGATGTCGGAAACATCTCTCGAGGCAAAGTATGTCTCTGCATTTTCGGCGTTTGTCCCGGCACACTTGTCTCAGTCTCCAAACTATCAAGAATAATAAAAATTGACTGGCTTGTTTTTGTTGTTTCGTTTGACATAATTCTAATCCTTTCAATTAAATTAATTTTACTGATTTTCAAAGAACTTCTAATGGTTCTATCGCTGCCATCGTCAGACCCGGAACACGACTCCCGGATGACAACAAAGAGACATAATCCCTTTGTTGTTTCGGCTTTATTATGAAAACAAAAACTCAATAATTGCTTGATTTGTATTAAAATGATCCCGTTCATTTGGTAAACGATTAAAAGATTTTTTATCTAAATGACCGATACCTATTAAATACAAGTCAGCTCCCAACAAATCTACTCTAATAAATGTACTATCCGGATTAATAATTAAAGCGTAATTCATAATCTTTTCTCCTATTTAAAATTTTTATCTCCCTCAAACTTACTCAATCAATCTTTCAACTTTCGCCTCCATCTTACTTCACCTCATTTCATTTGTCAAGCAAAAACTTTTTTCATCCTTTATATTGTTTCATTTTTCCCAGTTTCCAGGGGAAAACTTTTTTCTTTTATCTAATGGTATCCCCTTTTCCGTGAACAATATTTTTTCAATTGACTTTCTGAAATAACCGATGCCTCGATTCTGTATGTTATATTAATCTTTTTATATACATTTACGAAATTTGAAATTAATAAGTAAAGTCTCTTTTAAGGGATAAATCCAAATATTTACAGATTTGAAAATCATTAAGTAAAGTCTCTTTTAAGAAAAAGTTATTTAATTTAAAGAAAAACAACATTTTAAAAATCTCTTTTAAGATTTCATTTTAATCAAGTTTTATTTTAATCAATTAGTGTTTGAAAATATCGGACCGGGTTTGAAATTAAAAGAGACAAAAAGAGCTTAAAAAGACAAATCAGGAAATAATAAAAACGCTTCAATTTAGCTTAATATTGTCGTCTCTGGTACGTTCTAACAAGGCATACAGGAACGTTTAGTCCGTTGTTGGTGTAGTTACCCTTACCTTATATAAAGGTTAAAATTTCCAGCAAAAACCGGCGAATTAAAAGAGCCTATAAAAGCCACAAAAAGCCTTTGACATTCCAACCTTTTTACTTTATGTTGGAAATAAACTGTTGATATTTCACCACCTTAACGATATTTCACCACCTCTACTTAATATCAACTAAACAACAAAACCATTAAAAGGCTCATATTTATCATGCTCAAAGAACTCCAAACCCGTCACCGTGAAATCGCCAGACTCTCATTTCAAGGTTTCAAGCCAAAAGAGATCAGTGAAAAAACTGGAATGGGAATCGATAGAGTTTACGCAATTCTTCGTGATCCGATGGCAAAGAGTTTTTTAGCCGGCTTGAATGATAAAGCAGATGATGCAGTTTTGGATACTCGAAAACGCCTCATTAAGCTTGAATCAAAAGCAATGGATCGTGCAGAAGATATTCTCGGAGATGATTCTAAAGCTCCTCCAGCAGCAATGGTATCACTCATTAAAGACGTCCTTGATCGAAATGGTTACAAAGCTCCAGAAAAAGTTGAAGTCAAACACGAGTTTGAAAACATGGACAATAATGAGCTTGATGAGCAGATTAAAAATCTTGAACTCATGATCAAAAATGTTAACATTGATAAGATTAGCGATAATGAGTAATGGAAACAATCACTTAACCAGCAACCAAAGGTTGCCCCTTTTTAACTTCATAAAACTAATTGATTTTTAGGATAACATATTTCTCAAATGGACCGACAAACCAAAGAACAATATCTTAATCTGTTGAAGGAAAAAACCAAGAGATTACAGTTTAATAAAATCTCTCAATATTTCCCAGAGACTGGTCCGCTCGCCAGATATAACTATCCTAAACATATGAAGTTTTTTGAACTCGGAAAATCTTTTTCTGAACGCTGTATTATGGCTGCGAATAGAATCGGAAAATCAGAAGGCATCGGAGCATATGAAACAGCACTTCATGCCACAGGCGAGTATCCAGATTGGTGGCCAGGATTTCGATTCAACAAACCAATCACCTCTTGGGCAGCAGGAACAACTTCAACAACTGCTCGTGACATCGTTCAATACAAACTAATCGGTCCTCCAGAAGCAATTGGATCAGGTTTAATTCCAAAAGATCGAATCATTAAAACAACTCCTAAAGCCGGCGGTGTGCCGAATGCGGTTGACACAATTCTTGTACAGCACAAATCAGGTGGAATCTCTAAGATCAAAATCAAAGCCTATGCAGAAGGACGCAAGTCTTTTGAAGGCACCGAGCAAGATTGGATTTGGCTTGACGAAGAATGTCCCATGGCAATTTACACCGAATGTGTAACCCGTACCATGACAACAAACGGTCTAATTGCTCTCACATTCACACCACTTGAAGGTTTAACCGAAACAGTATTGCAGTTTATGCCAAACGGAGAAATCTCAGAACGTACTGACGGTTCTAAAGCACTGGTTATGGCAACCTGGGATGATGCGCCACATTTAACAAAAGCTCAAAAAGATAAACTTTACGCAGCATTACCTCCCCACCAAAGAGAAGCCAGATCGAAAGGTATACCACAGCTCGGATCTGGCGCAATTTATCCCATTCTCGAATCCAACATAACCGTTGAAGATTTCGCTATTCCGAATCATTGGC